AAAAGAAAAATATGATTTAGGGATATTTTATTTTTGAATCGTATTTAATATTAAAAAATATATATTTAGTGTTTCAGTTTACTACTAAACTGAAACACTAATGATAATGACATCTTGTTAATATATTAATAATCAATAAAAATATTAACAACAAAATAAAATTTTATTTAAATAAAAAATATATTGACCGACCATTAAAAAATTTTTAAACCAATCCATACGGTTTTATTTTCTCATTATTGATTTTAGATTCTTCTTCTATTATTTTTTTATCTTTAATTTCCCCCTTGACCCATAAAAATACACTTATTACATTAAGTGTTAAACTAATTACAATTAGTTCAGTTGCATGATGTATACCATGATTTAGACTAGGAAAAACAGAAAAAAATATAGCTACGGATTGGTTTGTTAAATTGGTAAGAATCATATTATAATTTGTGGATATTACATTCAATGAAATAGAAATAAAAAATAGTATCAGACAATCATAAATAACCATTTGTATTAGAAAAAACTTTGAAGGGTCCGCGAAAAAAATAGTAGCACTTTTTATAAATGCTCCAATTGGGTCATCCCCATAACCAAAAAATATTTCCACCCATGATAATAGTAAAATATTAATAATTTGAAATACATTAATATAAAATGCAAGACTTACCTTACTCAATAAACTATTATCTTGAATATCCATTATATATTTTTCTTGTAATATATTTGTTACACTCATAAAAATAACACCAAAAAAATAACAAACCGACCAAATAGATGGTATTTGGTTACCGTGATAAAATAATGGTATAATCGCTATCAAAACAGAAGCAAATAATAAAATAAAACTCATAATAGTGTATTTTTTGATATATTTTATGTTTTTTTTGAGCAGATATTTTGTCAAAATAACGCTTGGTATAATACTCAAACCTAAAAATATTGATTGGATTACGACAGGAGTTCTGATCGGATTAACACTATAAATAAAACAAAAACTCATCAAAGTGTTAAAAAGAGCAGTATAAAAAATAGTCATTTTATTTTTAGGATTAACTATTCTACCTTTATTTAATATGAGCATACATATGCCAAAATTAAAACATCCTTCCAAAGTTGTAATTAGGAGTATAAAATAGATTGAATTGAAAAAACCTACCAAAATCGGAAAAGTAATATGCTGTATACTATTTGTTATAACCACGCCACTTATTAAAAGGAAAACATTAATATTTTGAGACATCACTTCATAATATCATTTTATCATATAAACTTCGTGTATATGTACCCAATTGGTGTTAATAAATTCAAATTTTTTATTAATTTAATAATAACATTATTATCAAATTAATAAAAAATTGTGTAATTCGTACTTTGATTTATTTGCATAAACAAATCCGGAAATTATATGATAAAACTAAATTTTGGGTTGTCTAGTGTATAAAAATAATATGCGACAAAAAAATTAAAATACCATGCCCTAAATAATCCGATTGTGTTCATTAAATAATCCCATGTCGGAATATTTTGTCTTATCAAATAGGGTAAAAATGGGCTTATCCATATAATGCAACTTCCATAAAAAATATTTTCATTTTTGTGAGTATTCAACAGCATCATATGATAATGTGATCCAAATGTTCCAAATCCTGATGCAAATAACCAAAATGGTTCCTCAAAAAATTTTTTATTAATGTGCGTCATTACGGCACCCATAAGCATCATAGAACTAGCAAAAATTCCTATTGGGAACAACTGAGGTTGGTAATAAAATATGCAAAGACATTGTGCATCGTGAACGATATAATCATACAAAGCAGTATAATTAGTATTTGGTATTTTTCCAATAAAAGGCGGATGTAAAATATGCGCCATTCCATGCAAATATGTCAAAATAAACCAAACGATAAAATTAGCATAATTATCATTGAATAAAAATGGTACAAGTAAAAGATGGTACAGTGTAAATGCTAAGATTTTATTTTTAATAATCAGGTGACTCAAATAATCCAATCCCCAACTAAAAGGTAATGTTAATAAAAATGTAATTACAAAATCAATCATTGTTAATTATTTTTTTCAATTAATACTATAACCCATTATATACAATTTCTTTCAATTTTTTTTAAGAACTGAAAGAAATTATTCATATTTTTTTCTCACCCAATAATTCATTTTGTTTTTTTGTAAATGATATTTGTTCATTCTGTTCGTATAATAGATGGTATTTTAAATCATTGTCATCAACACTTGATTCGATCTGTTGTTTTATTGGAATACTTTTATTAAAATAAGTTAAACCATTTGGACTAAAAGCGACAATTCCTCTTAAATATTTTGATTTTCTTGATGCCAACATCTATTAATTTTTTATTAAAAAAATACCAAATAAATTATTTTATATAATTTTACCAATAAGATCCTGCAATAAATTATTTTTTCAAATTTTTAATAAAATATAATTCATATTCTATTGAAATTTGACTAGCATCATACTATTGTATAAATTAATCCTAAAATTAATTTTTTAAACATCTTCTTTGAAAGCATCTTTGATTTTTTTTCCTGATGATCCAAGGCAAATATACTACATATTTGCAAACAACCAACAATAAACATGACCAATGACATAATCCATAAAGAAGATACCTCGTCTTTACAATCGGAACCATCCCGAAACAATGCAACGCCACCAACTATTACCCAAGCAACAATGAAAAGTGAGTAAGTTAATGATATAATAATGTAAGGAATTGAAACAATCAGTGATAGGATTTTTTCAATTGAAAATAAAATGACAAATCCCAATGTCATAGCGGATCTGACAATAACATAAACTAGTGATACGGCAGCACTAACTACCAACCAAACAGGCAATGGCATCATATCGCCATCGCAATTCGCATTCCAATTTTCTCCGGCGATAACAAATGATGCAATACTAAAAGCCAAAGCGGAACCGATTTCAATAAGAGCAGTTACAATGTAAATAACAAAGATTATAATTGATGTTGTATTTATTTTTTATTACTTGAAAAAGTAATTGTAAATTAGCAAATATGTTTAAATGGTTTTCCCTTAATCTCTTTTTTTCAATTTTTTTTAGGTAAGCAATTGATTTAATTAATGGTCTATTATCAACTGTTCAAGGTGCAGGTATTAATATATCTAACAATATTCCAGCTCTAATAGCTAATATTATCAATACAACCATAACCGGAAATTCGGGATCAAATGGTGGAGATGTTTTTGTTACTGGACCGATAAATCGTTTTATAAAAATTAACAAAAATTTTATTGGAAAAAATATACCTAGTGAAGATTTTTACATAACGAGTGGCCATAAAATTATTTTTAATGAGCAAGAAACTAAAGCTAGGTTAATTCCTGGTGTAACCAGAATTAAAACAAAACCAGAACATATTTATTCCATTTGTACTGAAAATAGAGGACCAATTTTGGTTAATAATGTACCGGTTATTGCATAGGGTCGCGAAGAATGGATCCAATATTCCGAAAAGAAAAACATTTTTTGGTGGAATAATTCAAACAAAAAACAAAATATAGATAATGAATTGTCGAACTAAAAATTGAATTATTTAATGCCAAGTACATTCTATTTATGACAAAACAAGTAAGTTGGTATACCAAACAAAATGGAAACAAACGATAATATTTGTAACCCAGTCGATGAAGATTTCGCTCATGAAATTATTGACGATCCAGTCGAAATTTCTTTAATTGGACAAGCTACGGAAATTTTTAAACAAACACCAGATGCATATTTCGAAGCACTTAGACAAAGTGGTGAAATGTTAAGACAAACTCCTGACACCTGTGCTGAAGTAGTTAGGCAAAGCGGCGAAATTATTAAACAAACTCCCGAAGCATGCATTGGTGTAATCGTACAAGGTGGTGAAATGTTGGGACGAACACCAGAAGCATGTGCTGAAGCGGTCAGACAAAGTGGTGAAATGTTAGTAAGAACACCAGAAGCATGTGCTGAAGCAGTTAAACAAAGTGGTGAAATGTTAGCAAGAACACCAGAAGCATGTGCTGAAGCAATTAAACAGGTCACTGGTTTATTCTCTACGGTTTTTTCATTCAAAAAATCAGAAAATAATATATTTTAATTGCGTTGAATATTATTCAATCATTTATTTAGAAAAAGTTTTTAATAAAAATTTTTTCTAAAAATAATAATAAAAATGGTCTGGTAGATATTTTTTAACAATAAACTTCTTGTATAAATATAGATAAAATGTGTAACGAAAAAGCAAATAGCAAAAAGTACGACAATTATTATTATCCACCAAGCAATAATGAAATATTAGCACATAATACTGCCTTTGTGGATATTCAATTCGGTGCAAATAAAACTGCCGCGCTTAATAATGCTAGTAAACCATTCCGAAATGTTAAGGCTGCTATTCGGGCTGTATTGAACAAAAATCCGACTGCAACGAATCCTTGGCGAATTGTTTTATCGGTCGGAAAATATTTTCACAAAAATGATGTTATAGTACCAAATGGTATTTCGATAGAAGGCGTATATAACATGACAAGAATATCATCACTTGTTTTAGAAGGTACCAGTAATTTGATTAATATTATTGTCGAAAGTCATAATAAAACAACAATCACTCGGAGAAGAGGAACAGCTACATATCTAAACACCAAATTTGAATCCTACTGGGATGAACCTAATGCATTATTCGCTGGACCAACCGTACTTGTTTTGGGAGGAAATGTAACGGCTGATAATCACGTATCCATAATGACAACTAATTCTGTAAATGGCGATATTGAAATGGTCAGATTTGTTAATGGTTCAGCTGATGTAACAAATAATACCCACATATTGAATGTTAATGGTAATGCAAGAAATATTATGGTGTATAATGTCATGCCTTCTGTTGTCAATAATTTAAAAATTAGTAATAGTAAAACTATTATTAATCATACTGGTTCGGCATTAAATACTTCTATTATGAGTATTGATAGTGTACCCAATATGGTTCATTCTAATTTTAATTATCATGAAATAAATGCACCAAATTCGAATGCGTCAAACCAAATAATAATGGCTACGGGACAATCCACTGTTTCCATGCCAAATAATATTGTTAAACTTGGAAATACCAGATTAGGTAGAACAAAATTGGCTCGTGGAGTTGGTGCAGCAGGGATAATGCCTACAGTATTATTTTTAAATTCTGCTTTTTCGGATACACCATTTTTAGGAGTAGAAGGAATGATTGTTCCTAAAATATATGGTACCGATATGTCGGGTAATAATCAAATGACAGGATCAATGAACAGCAATAATCAGATAATTCCAACCCAAAATAATACAGTACAATCTTTTGATAGTGCTTTACAAGTAGTTTTGGATAATAGTACATTGGTATTACCATTAACAACCACACTTACTGGACAACTTGTTATGATTAATAATAATAGCAGTACGAATACCAATTTACAAATTAATAATTCTACTATTCCGAATACAACTGTGGTTATTCCACCGGGAATTTCTGTAATATACCAATCCATAAACAATAATTGGATCAAAATTAATAGATAAATGTATATTTCATATTTAAAAATATATACAATCCGTACATATTTTTAAAGATAAATTATATTTGGCTAAAATTATTTATTTTTATCCTCTTTCAGTGGAACGATTTGGTTTAATATTAAGCGATTTTCAACCAAATCCATAGAATCTACACTAAAAAAGCCGATTCTTTCAAACTGAAATTTATCAAACTGTTTGGCAGTTTTAATTGAACAATCAGCCTTGATTATTTTTTTTTCAATTGAATTTTGATTTAATTTTGTTTTCCACTGGTCATCATTAGTTGATCCATCATGCGAAAATAAATGTTTATATATTCGAATTTGGACATCAGTATGATCAATTTCACTGACCCAATTAATAGTTTCCCGAATTCTTTTTGGTGGTTTATAATTTTCTGGTAATAATTCGACAAATAATTCAACAGGATTTTTATTTTCGTCTGTTTTTATATCGATGCATTTGATAAGACCAAAATATTTTAGCCTAACAATTTTATTTGGAGCCAGTCGGTAATATTTTGGTGAATCTTCCATTTGAAAATCACATTTTTCTATATAAATAACATTACCCACCAATATATTTCTAGTGGTACTTTTATCTTTTAAATTCGGAAAATTTAAAGCAGTAACATTTTTTAAGGAATCATTGGATATATTAGTGATGTTAACTTTCAAAGGATGAAGTACCGCCATAATTCTGGGTGCTTTATTTTCCAAATCTTGTCTCAAACATTCTTCAAGCAAACTATAATCAACTAGTGACTGCGAAGAAATACCAAAACCCATACCAATACGATGACAAAAATCGTTAATTGCATCTGGAGTATAACCTCGCCTTTTTAAACCTTGGATTGTTGGCATTCTGGGATCATCCCATCCTGTTACTATTTTATCATTAACTAATTCTATTAATTTTCTTTTTGATAATACTGTATTGGAAATATTTAATTTGGAGTATTCAATTTGTGGTGGACCAACAATACCTTGTCCCAAAATGGGCAGGTTAAGTCTGCCTGCTTCGCTGGTGACTTTACCAACCGATTCTAATACCCATCTGTACAATTCGTTTCTGGTTTGGAATTCCATCGAACAAAATGAATGTGTGATTCCTTCTAAGCTATCCACAATTGGGTGACTAAAATCATATGTCGGATAAATACAATATTTATCACCAGTTCGGCTCTCAAAAAATATATGCGTTGTTTTGTAATACTAAAACCACTAGAAAATAAATATGGGCGAAGTCCATATTTATTTAACTAGCTAAAAATATAATAGCTTTGCTATTATATTTTAACTAGTGTTTCTGTTATCTTTTTTGCTTC